CGAGGACGGGGAGGTCAACGGCATCCAGGGGTCCGAGAGCGGGGTCGCCGACGCCGAGAAGAACACCAACACCATGAGGACCGGCGCCGAGACCGACACGGCAGCACACGAGAAGTGGAACGCCGAGCTCGCCAAGCAGCTCGGGCTCTTCCCGGACAACACCGGCGGCGATGGGGCTTCAGGAGCGATCAAGGAGAGCGAAGCGGATCCACCCTGCGTCAAGTCCATTCAGCCAAAGTTCTCCCGCGCGTTTAAGGCGGGCGAGAGGACTATCAATAAGGACGCGAGGAAGCCGATCAAGGTTTCGACCACCGAGGAGACCGAGCCGCGCGCGATCGACAAGATCTGGAAGTGGCTCGCCTGACGTGAAGAAGCTGGACGAGCTCAGCAGGGCGCACCACGAGCCGACCCTCAAGAAGTACAGGGCCGACGCCGCGCGCGTGCTGACGACCCAGCCGCAGCTGAAGACCCGCTACCTCGGCACGCACTTCCAGAAGGACCCGGAGTACCCGGAGGCCGACAGGAAGATGGCCAACGCCTCGCGGGGCATACCCAGGGCGAACGACAGGCTCGACAAGCTGGCCGCTGGGAAAGTGATGATCAAGGAGAAGCCGGTCGCCGAGGGCAGCGACGAGAGAGCACGCAGGGCTGACTGGACGAGAGCTGACAAGAAGTTCAACAAGTGGGAGCGCCTCGCCGGCTTCGGCGCGCCGAGAGCCGAGCCGGAGACAGAGAGCCAGCGCACCATGACCAAGTACCTCAGGGACAAGAAGGGCTTCTCGTGGAAGTCACGAGTGAACGAGAGCAAGGACGAGGAGAGCGCGGAGAACCAGCGCCTGATCGCCGCTCACCAGGACAAGATCACGAAGCTCCCGGCCGGTGCGAAGTCAGAGGGAGTGAAGTACAAGCCGGCCTACGACATGTCGTTCAGGTCGAGCAAGGGGAAGGGCGGACCGAAGAGGAAGGTGTCCCTGGCCGGAAGCTCGTGGTCCAGCCTCAACACCAGGAAGTACGGGACGGTCGACGCGCCGAAGCTCTCGGAAGCCGAGGGGTCGGCCGGCTGGTCCGATCCCGACAGCGTCGGCAGGAAGAGGACCATCAAACAGTTCTCCACGCCCGCTCACCCGTCGGAGCCGGAGCACGCCCAGGGCGTGACGAAGCCGGCGATGGGCGCCAAGACCGTCTACACCAACCCCGACACCGGCGGAGGCAGCGGCGACAGGAAGTTCGCGTCGGCCAAGGCGAGCTGGGGAGCCCGTTCGACCGGAGCCGGCTACGAGCACCCGCACGTCACGGCGGCGAGGGACAGGCTGTCCGACTTCATCGGCGCGAACAAGCACGTCGTCACCGACAAGCACGCCGAGGCGCTGCACCGCGGGCTGAACAAGGCGATCAACGGCAGCGTCACCCACAGGCAGGCGTCGACGCCGGACAGGCCGGTGCCCAGGAGCTCGACCGGGGCTCCCGTCAAGGCGATCGTGCACAAGCCGGGCGAGGGCAGCGCGCCGCACCGCGCGAACGTCTACGTCAGCGGCGCGATCGCCGGCCTCAAGAGCAGCAACGAGCTCAGGTCAAACGCGATCAAGTCTAATCTCAGGGCGCCGGAACACTTCTCCAAGCCGGAGAAGCCGGACAACTCGTCGACGATGAAGAAGTATGAGCTCCACCCGGCGGTATCCGACGTCGTCAGGGGGATCAACAGGGACAAGATGGCTGGCAAGGGTCCGGTCAAGCTCAGCCGCGAGTCGGTGTTCACGGACCTCGAGGTCTACGACGCGATCGTCGGCTCGCTCGAGAACGTGTTTCTGCACGAGCAGCTGATGAATGAGGTCTCTAGGGAGAAGCTCGAGAGGTACGAGAAGGCCGGCTTCGAGAGTATGGCAAAAGCGAACACAAAACCCAGGGATTACAACACGCTACGCAAGAGGCAGGCCGGTCTCGGCGTGTCCTTCGGGAAGATCATTAAGGCGCCGGACACTAGGGTTCACGCGACGGAAGCCGACCAGATCGATGCGATGCCGAGCGACGAAAACAAGGCCCCAAAGAAGCTGCGCAAGCTGAGGGAGTTCGACGGCTTCGGCGGGACCGGTGGGCCAGACCTCGCGCAGCCGCTGCTGGGGGACAACGAGCCGGGGCAGCACGAGCGGGACGAGGAGATGGCCCGCGCGCACGCGAGGACCGTCGCCAACAAGTCCCTGCACCTTCAGATGATAGGCGGCGGCGAGAAGTTCTACAGGGACCCAGAGGTCCAGCAGAACCTAAAAAGGGCCAGGGACGCCCTAAATAACGTGCACGACATGCGCCTGTTTCACGCCAAGCACATGGTCGACGAGGGCGGCCTGCCCGGGGACAGCGGCGAGCGCTCACTGACGCCGTCGTCGTCTCCAGGCAACCAGCTGCCCGACTACAACGACGACAACCACGTGGGAGCGAACGTCTAGTGGTAAGCATCCTTCGAGCTACGGCGAACGAGACGTCGCTCAACTCAACGCCGACGACGGTCAGCAACGCCAGGCTCGTGAGGGTTCTGAACAACAGCGCCTCGGCCGCCCTGCTGATCACGACCAACAACGGCGTCAACGCCGCGTCGATAACTATCATCGCCAACACCGAGGTATTGATCCGCAAGTACAACGCCGACCAGCTGCTGGCCAACACCGCGGCCAACTCGTTCCTGGTCGTGCCGATGTCGTTCGAGAACAACTGACATGAAACTCATAAGGGAGCTGAACGAGGACGTCAAATACGTCGAGGAGCTGAACGAGTCGACCGGCGGGAAAGAGGCCTACATCGAGGGCGTGTTCCTGCAGGGCGACATCAGAAACAGGAACGGCAGGATCTACCCCAAGGAGGTCCTCGTCAAGGAGGTCACTCGCTACTGCAGCGACAAGGTCTCCAAGATGGGCGCCTACGGAGAGCTGGGGCACCCCGACGGGCCGGTGATCAACCTCAACAACGCCTCGCACCTCATCGTCAAGCTGACCGAGGACGGCAGCAACTTCATCGGCAAGGCCAAGCTCCTGCCGGTTCCAGCCGGCAACATCGTGCGCGGCATCATGTCGGCGGGAGGCAGAATTGGCGTATCCTCTAGAGCAATGGGTTCACTGGTCCCAAGAGATGATTGGGCAATGGAAGTACAGGACGACCTCCACCTCTCCACCGCCGCCGACATCGTCGCCGACCCCTCCGCCCCCGACGCCTTCGTGCACGGCATCATGGAGGGAGTCGAGTGGTTCTTCGACGGAAGCCAGTGGCACAGGGAGCGCGCCGAGAACCTCAGGAGGGACCTCAGGGAGACCAGGGTCCTCCAGCTAACCGAGCGACAGAAGCTGCGCATCTTTGAGAACTTCGTGAGGGGGCTCAAGTGATAGGCGAGCCCGTCCTAACAGCGTTCAAGGACCTGCTCGACAAGATGTGGAAGGCCGAGAGGCCAGAGGCCTTCACCGACGACGAGTGGGGCACGATCATAGAGCTGTACGGCTACGGGCTCCTCCTGCTCAAGGAGCTAAACGCCCAAGAGGCCGCCGATATAAATAAGAGCACGGTACCAACGGAGACCAAGTAACTCATGGCAAAGACCAGCAAGAAGAGCGTGAGCGAGGAGACGCTGTCGGCCAGCACCCTGCACCCGGCTGCCCGCCCGGTCACCGACGACCCCAAGTCAAGGTTCGAGATCCTGTCGAGCATGATCGGCGCGATGCACACGATGCGCGACGACCACCTCCAGGACCTCTACTACAAGTCACTGGACATCATCGGACACGAGGCCGACCCGGTCGGCGACCCGTCCGAGCACAACAAGGCGTCGATCAACATGAAGCCGTCCGCCGCCGAGGGCACCCCGGGTGACCACGGCGAGGAGATGGGCATGCCCCGCCTCGACGGCAAGGGTAACCCTGTCGAACACGTCGACTCCGAGCTCGACCTCGGCAAGACGAAGCCCGAGCTCAGGATGGCGATGCCGAAGATCAGCGTCAAGGAGGACGTCGAGGCCCTGTTCAACGGGCAGGAGCTGTCCGAGGAGTTCAAGGCCGACGCGGCGATGCTGTTCGAGACCGCCGTAACGGCGAGGGTGATCCTCGAGGCCGAGAGGCTCGAGGCAACCTACAAGCAGCGCCTCGACGAGAGCGCCCAGAGCATCCACGAGGAGATGGAGAAGAGGCTCGACGCCTACTTGGACTACACCGTCCAGCAGTGGCTCGAGGAGAACGAGGTGGCGATCAACACTGGCGTGCGCGCCCAGCTGATGGAGGACCTGTTCGAGTCGCTCCGCGGCGTGTTCCTCGAGCACAACGTCAACGTCCCAGAGGAGAAGGTCGAGGTCGTCGAGGCCCTCGGCGCCCGCATCGACGAGATGCAGGAGCAGATGGACGAGCTGATCGGCCAGAACACCGAGATGAAGGACGTCATCATGAAGTACGCGCTGGACGAGGTCGTCGACAAGGGGGCGCACGGGCTGTCGCTCTCCCAGCAGGAGAAGTTCAAGAAGCTCGCCGAGGCGGTGGAGTTCACCGGCGACATCGAGCAGTACGAGAGGAAGCTCGCGGTCGTTCGCAAGAACTACTTCGAGACCAAGTCCGCCCCGGGGAAGACGAACCTTGAGGAGGAGACGTTCGAGGGCGACGTCGGCAAGAAGCCGGTCCTCTACGAGATGGACCACTACGTCGCGGCGCTCGATCGCGGCCTGAGGAAGTAAGCCTCGGGCTGAGATAAAAGCATCGATAAATACACCACGATAACAAGAGCTCCGAGGAGGGAGTCACCGGATGTCAAACCAGTATCTAGTTGAGGAAGAGGGCAAGGCGGTAGCCGCCCAGAACAAGTGGCAGAAGATGCTGGACTACGAGGGCCCGGGCGTCGGAGCGATCCGCGACGACAGGTCCCGTAACGGCGTCTGGAACCGCAGGTCGGTCACGGCAATGGTCCTCGAGAACACGGTCCGCGAGATGCGCGCCGCGGGCTCGCTGATGGGCCGCCAGGGCCTGATCGTCGAGGACGTCGGCCTCGAGCCGATCCCGGCCAACTTCATGGGCGCCTCCTCGTCCACCGCCGGAACCGGCGGCGTCGACACCTTCGACCCGGTTCTTATCTCCCTCGTCCGTCGCGCGATGCCGAACCTGATCGCGTACGACATCTGCGGCGTGCAGCCGATGACCGGCCCGACGGGCCTGATCTTCGCGATGCGCTCGCGCTACAACACGATGGCCAACTCCTCGGGCAACAACACGGGCTACGCCGACAACGAGACGTTCTACAACGAGGTCAACACCGCGTTCTCGACCGTCGTCGCCGGCAACACCACGTTCGGGCAGGGCTTCACCGGCACGTTCCCGGGCCAGACCAACACCACGGCGCTGGTCAACACCGCGAACTACAACACCGGCACGGGCATGTCGACGGCGCAGGCGGAAGCCCTGGGCACGTCCTCGAACTCCGACTTCCCGCAGATGGCGTTCAGCATCGAGAAGGTCACGGTGACCGCCAAGTCCCGCGCCCTCAAGGCTGAGTACACCATGGAGCTCGCGCAGGACCTGAAGGCGATCCACGGCCTCGACGCCGAGACCGAGCTGGCCAACATCCTGTCGGCCGAGATCCTCGCGGAGATCAACCGAGAGGTCGTTCGCACGATCAACATCACCGCGGTCTCCGGCGCGCAGGACAACGTCACGACGTCCGGCGTGTTCGACCTCGACACCGACTCCAACGGTCGATGGATGGTCGAGAAGTTCAAGGGCCTCATGTTCCAGCTGGAGCGCGAGTGCAACCACATCGCGAAGGACACCAGGCGCGGGAAGGGCAACATCGTCATCGTCAACAGCGACGTGGCGAGCGCCCTCCAGATGGCCGGCGTCCTCGACTTCACACCGGCCCTGAACAGCAACAACCTGCAGGTCGACGACACCGGCAACACCTTCGCCGGCGTCCTGAACGGCAGGCTCAGGGTCTACATCGACCCCTACGCGATCGGCGGCAACTACTTCACCGCCGGCTACCGCGGCTCCTCGGCGTTCGACGCGGGCCTCTTCTACTGCCCGTACGTCCCGCTGCAGATGGTCCGCGCGGTTGACC